AGCTAAATGCGCCATTGGCTTTATGGCCTCTTGGATTGCAAGCATCTGGGCAGATGGTTTCATTGCATTACCAAGCGTAGCTATCTGCGCCATCGGCATCAATGTAGCCCGGCGCACAGCATCAAAAACTGGTCTAAGAGATATGCCGAGGCTTAGCAAACGCCCATGCGGGCTTACACGTTCCTCTTGCATTACCGGCTGCTGAATAGTGCGAACTGTAGGGCGGAATGCGTCAAGATGCATGAGGCCCACTGCGACTGCAATGTTCTCCGCCTCCTCGGCGGACACGCTCCAGTAGCGCGATATACGCAATGAAATTGGCGCAATGAATTGCTCTATTGCCAGCGATTGACCTGAGTAGGCAGGTCCACTTTGTTTGGCATGCGAGCGTAACTCTTCGTAACCACCATACCCCAGAACTTGAGCAAAAGTTTGCTGCACCACAGACCGCTTGGGCTTAACAGGCTGATCAGGATGATACTTGCTGAATTTGGTAATGGAGCTTTTGATGCGGCCGCTTTCGAGGTCAGCCAATGTAACGGGAATACGAACCATAAAACACCTCATACAGGGGCACAAAGTTCATACAGCAGCTGGCGGGCCGTGGTGCACCTGACTAGGGTCAAGTTACGTATCAAAAGAATGGTTGTCGCGACTGAAGCAGGTTGGTCTCGTATCCAAAGATTTCGCGCAAGGCCAGCAGCGCCGAACGAGACCAGTCCGGCTTAGCCAAAATATTATAGATCTGGAACATATTGTCAAGCGGAATATATCTCAGCGCGTCTTCACTCTCACTGTACCAGTTGTGTAGCTCCATGGTGCGTAGGTCAGTAACATGAACTGGCGCACCTTCGTACAGAATCGCACCGCCAACTCCGAAGATTTGCGACAAAGGATATGCCGCTTTGGTCGATTGCCGCCTCTCGTGAAAGGCTGCAAATGGCCCGATAACTGCCTGACAAAAAACCCTCTTATTACTCTACTGAGCCTTACACTTGCCTAGCGATTTTTTGAGCTCAGTATACGATTTGATATCTGACGGCATTCCCCTACCCGCCTAGCACCCCATTCAAGCTGGACTTACTCAGCGCCAGTAAATACGGGACTCCAGCAACCGGCGCTCGCTGCAACGATGCCCTACGCTGCTGGATACCGAGTAACGATGTCACTCGAAAAGTCACTGAGGCTTTAGCCTCCTCCCACGGCGTTCTGCCGAATGAGCACAAACCCAAAATAGCTCATGTCCACTACAAGGGATTTGCAAGCCGGGTCTGAAGTCCTTTATAACTGCGATTTGTAGGCTATTTTGTGCTCCATTAGTAGGATGTTTCCAATGCCTTGCAGGCCGCATTCCGCCTGGGCTCGGTCTTAGGTTATGGACCCAAAAGCCATCTTGCCAAAGGCGTTCATCTCACAGAGAGTTTCTTTAGCGTGTGCGAAGCCGCCTGCTATCACACGATGGAGCTCATATCGACGCGGTTTATTGGTGTGATAAAAATATTGCCCATTATTAGGTAGGTCAGTCACCTGTTTTTGTGCCTGTACAAGTGCCCGCCAGTACATACCTGCAGTTTTTGTTAGAAAAAGTCAGCACCATCAAACGCAGCCCCACCTAGGGACGCAGAATGATTCAGCCGCAAACCCGATGTGATATCAATCTGATATCCTTGCGATAAACCGCAATGGAAAGCCCCATTTCAATGAAAATAATCTGGTGCCACTGCAACATATGCTCGGGTCCAACGAAGCACGACCTCATATCAGAAAAAACTCAGGGGGCTACTGAGTTCGAAGAGGGCTATCACTACGAATGGTCCAAGACAAGCAGCCTAATCGAGTGTCGAGGATGCGAAGAAGTTACGTTGCGGGTTGATCGTTGGCACTCAGAATACGATGCTAGCGACGAGACTGTGTACTACCCTCCCAGGATCTCTAGACAACCGCCTAAATGGGAAAGGAATCTACCTCGTGAATGGCGAAGTATGCTCCGCGAAATTTACTCGGCGCTTCATGCTAATAGCAGAAGACTAGCGATGATGGGAGCACGCACAATCGTAGATATGTACATGAATGACGCGGTAGGAGACGTTGGAAATTTTGGGCAAAAGCTCGAAAAACTAGTATCAGACGGTCATTTGGGAAGCCAGGACAAAGCGGTTCTTGAAGCCGCCCTTGAAGCTGGCCACGCCGCCGCTCATCGGGGGCACCTGCCAACCAGTGAAAATATCAACCACGTTATGGATATTGTTGAAAATCTGGTGCAGAAAAATGCACTTCGAAAGTCTGCTGTCTTGCTTGCAAAAGGCACGCCTCCACGGCAGAGGGTCAATAAACCAGCAAAGAAAGCTTAGCTTCACAGTTAACCTCTATTCGTAGAGATCGCTTCGTCCCGCACCGACTCTAGTGTTGGGTGGTAAACTCGAAAAGGTGTAGTAGGCCAAATATCCATACGTAATAATAAACAAAGGAATGACCGGATGAAAATTTTCGCCTTAACCATACTTACTTTCACCTTGATTGGCTGCACTACACCACAGAGACAAGCTCCAGCAAAACCAATGGTTCTTTATCGATACCCCATGAGCGAGAATGCCGTTAAGCTTGCTCAAGTTATGGCGAGTCGCGATCTGAAAGATCCAGAAAGTGCAAAATTTCGAGACGCATTTTTCGTAACTTCAGATGATCAAGGAGAAGGCCGTGATAAATCGAAGGACTCTTGGTGCATCGAAGTAAATGGGAAAAATGGCTATGGTGCTTATGTTGGATACACTTGGGCTCTTGTTCCGGCAGGTGGAAAATCGGTGATCATGGGAACTTCACCAGTTGCTGCAATGGCGAATAAAATCTGCTCATCCGCCATTTTCCAAACGGCAAAATAACACATGCAAACAGGTCACTTAACACAACCTCAATCATACTCGACTCTTATCGCAATAATGCAACACCAAGGTGGCCACGAACATAAATTCTCCATTGTTTTCGCTATGACTTATCGCTGATACCGCCATCTCTAGCCTCTAATGGTGCAGATCAATACTGACAAGCCGATAACAATCAAATCAATCAGCGCCACCAACCTTATAACAGGCAACTCAAAACAACCACACAAAAATAGCCAACTAAAAGGACTTATCACAACAATGACACCCCCTAACGAGAAAGCAAAAAAGCAGTATCAAAAACGTTTGAAAAAAGCTAAATCGATGATTGACAAGTACGATAAGAGTTATTTTATTGCCCATTGCATAAATTATATATGCAGTATCAAAAGGAGTGACCCCGACAAATTCAACTTCGAATTTGTTTGGATTCTAGCAATTAAAATTAGCGCTTTATCCACAGGTGGAAAACGAAAACCAAACCACCGAGAAATTGTCGGGATCATTAATTCGTTATGGGACCTCAATAACTGCATTATCCCTTTCCTAGCCTCTGACAACAACCCTATGGTTGCCTTAAGAGCGATGACGAACCAGCAATCCACATATCAAAACAATATCACTGTCGCTCTCGCAAATGTTAGCAGACAATTAGCACTCCTTGCAGACGAAGAAGAACTAGACAAACAGTTTATTGCAGAAACCGGCATATCTATCGCCGCATATTGCTGGATATGGATGCACATATTAGTACAGATACTCAATCACGACGAAGGCTCTTTAGAGATAAACATTCCAAAATTAATTTTGGATACTGAAATATGCATTAGCATCGCAGATATCTATAAGTTCTTCAAAGTATTCAGCATTCATACCGATGAGATGCCTAGCTTCTTCTCTAACTTTACAGCTTACGATACCGACTTCGAGAGCTTTTTTTACGACTCGCCACTAAAACAAAAACCATTTCTTTTCACAGGAAATTCAATCCGAACCATTTCTAGCAATTTGACGATTGCCTCTGCCAGCTTTCTTCTTCCTCACCTATTCAAGTCATCAAATAGCACAACCACTGCCACGAATTTCAAAAAAATATTCACCCGCATATTTGAGGACCATATCGGGGATCTTCTCTTAAATACACGAGCCCAACATAGAAATGAAGACGACATAAGAGACCTGTACCGATCACTGGGAACATCTGGAAAGCGTAGTAATGTAGTAGATCATTCCCTCACGATCACTGAGACAAAGAAAATTCTTTTAGTTGAATCTAAAGGTGTAGAGCAAACAGACTTTGTTAAAACCATACTAGACCAGTCAACTCTTACCCGCCGACTAGAAGGCAGCCACCTCAAAGGCATAGTTCAAGCACAGCAATGCACAGAAATCTTGAGCAAGCATGAAGAATTTACAAACTTTAACTTTTATGCATTCATTATAGTAAATGACGACTATGGCTTTTCATCCGCCGCACAATTGCAAAGCATGATCGGGCTTGAAGCGTTTACATCTACAACCCCTGCAATTACAATATCTTCCTCTATAAGCTTGGACAGAATCCGCTTCGTTAAAATTGACACACTAGAGAAGATTTGCAGCTCTATCCAAGATAGTGAATATACCTTGGATCTTTTTTTAGAAAAATCCAACGAACCGGAGTTTCGCTACAGCCTCGATTTACTCCATCACAAGTTAACTAAAACCCACCCCGCAAGCTCAATACAAAAAATTATCCACAAAGATAGCCCTCACATAACAAAACTTACTACCCTTGCGATGCAACTAGATAAAAAAAACCACACAATAGCTCAACTTGTTACTGATGCAAATAGAGTGATTTTAAGTTTAAAACAACACAAGAAAGTTGTTTATCTTGATTCCTTGCGAAATAGTCCCTCTATGTAAGATTGACAGCCCTGCAGCGCAATCAGTCCTTGATCTCCATCGCCGGTGATTCCGATAATTCGTTGAGCATGCGCTGGGTCAAGTTGGGCTCTACGGGCTGCATGAACCACGCCGCCGGTGCGGGTGGTGGTTTGCACTGCGTCACAACCAGTTGCGGCGGCGTCGAGTTGGACTGACAGCCGCAGATCAGCAGTAGCAAGGCGATCACGCAGATATGCCTGTTTCGTTTTCTCATCGGTGAGGGCTCGGTAATGGGATTGATCGCTGGCTGCCAGCCATTGCTCCAGGGCGAAGCGCTTGCCCTGCTCTGCCAGAGTTTGCGCGGAGTTGGCATTGGCCAGATTGGTGCGCTCAGTTTGGTGGGCAGATTCTTGTGCGGCCAGTTGCTGGCCGTAGGCGTTGGCCTGCCACTCCCATGCGGCCCACGCGCTGCCCGCCATCAGGGCGAGGATGATCAGCAGCACCCCGCCCCACTTCACCGCATCGATCTTCACGCCAACACCTTGAGCGTCCGGGCGTACAGCGTCTGCCGATCGGCCGCGCCGTTCTGGCCACCGTTGATGCGTCGGGTGATCCTGTCGAACTGGCCCGCGTCGGCCAGGGTGTTGAGGCCCCTGGTCGCCCAGAACCATGCTGCCGACATGCATGCATGATGTGGCTTCTCCAGCAGTTCGGGCTGCTTGATCAGGTTAAGGCCCAGCGCATCGCCGCACGCCATGTAGTTGGCCCGGCCGGTGATCTGGATCAGGCCACGCCCCCGGTACTTGGAGCCGTCGCCTACTACGGTGTTGCCCAGGTCTTTGCGGCCCTCGTATTTGGTTTGAGCGAGCGTGGGGCCCCAGATTTCTTTGACGTATTTAAGCTGGCCGGATTCGTGGCCAATCTGGGCGATAAATGCGGCCACGCGCTTGGGTCCGATAATCTGGTACCGGTTCATGGAGGTGTTTAAGGCAGGTACAAAAACGCCGGCAACTTGGCCGGCGTTCGGGAGGATCTGCAGCAGTTGCTGCGTGGTGATGGGCATGGCTTTCTCCAAGCAAAAAAATACCCGCCCTCGGCGGGACTCGGTGTTGCTGTTGATGTCAGCTTGGGCGTTCTGGCCGCTGACTTGAATCGGGATAGCCCTCTGCATCCAGCTTCCAAGCTCGAACCTGAGTACGGTAGTCACGCCACAGGCGCTCCGTGCCCGCTACCTGCTCCCCGTCCTCAATGGCCTCCAGCTGCTCAGCCACGAACTTACGCTCCTGCTCGACCCACTGGACTTCGACAGCAATCAAAGGCGCCAAGCGTGCAGTCTCGGCCTCAGCTTTGATATCTGCTGCCTTGCGCAGCTCTGACCAGTCAATATTGCTCATGGGGTGGCTCCTTGGTTACGTCAGTTAACGGCCTGGGCAACCCAACTGGCCCATTTTTAGTAATAGTGAGGGGCACGGGGAACGCCTGCGCCTGACTGAAGTTCGCGGGGTTTGGCAGGATCAGGGTCATTTCAAGTTCGCCATTGACTCGCGTTACATCCCCGGCAAACCATTCTGATTCGATTGCAGACCGGGGCAATATGTCGCCTTCTTCAACTGCCGAAAAGTCAAAAGGCTCATTATTCACAACCAGCAAGTCACCGCGCCTGACAACGCTCAACGTATCGTCGCGCCGTTGCGGGCTTAAGAATATTTTCATTATTTCCACCGCCCTGAAGATTGGAAAGACGCAACAAACGAGCCTGCCGCCAATGTTCCATATTCCATTGGCGGGTGTACGTAGGCGGGTGCATGGCCAGTATTAACCCCGACATAAAGTACACGCGAGTTCATCCAATAAGTTTGCATGAGTGTATAGAGCGCAATTCCAGTGCCATCCTGTCCGGTCGTAAACGAGAGTGTGACGTTATGTGCAGGCTGGCCAACAAACGTGGCTGGCTGCAAGGCTCCATCCCAGGCCTGACCGCGCCCTGCGGGAAGATCGCCCCCTGCGCCATAACTGATGATGCGTATACCCCATGTGATCAACGTGCCATCTGAAAACTTTATAAAGCTGCCGCTGGCATTCGTCCCTTGTTCAATAATCGCTCCGCTCGCCACGGAACCCACAACATCTGCAAACGCTGCGCTTTTAAGCGCTGCTGCCTTGTCGTACAGCTCCCGCGTCATGTAGTTAATCTTCTGACTGGCCACACGCGGTGGGTCGCCGCCCAATCCAGTGGGCGGCGTACCCAAGATGATTTCTTGCCATGCCATGCTGTTCTCCAGGCGAAAAAATACCCGCGAATGTGCGGGTTGGTGAGTTGTTACTAAAACCAGTGCATCGCAGCTGTATCAAGTGCCCGGCAATCTGGCAAAGACGCCAGCAGGCTGGCCAATATCCAGCCAAACACCGCCCTGCGGCCTGTTGGTTACCGCATAAATTTGCAACCTGTTAGCCCCCCAGTCAAAACGAACCCCGGCAGTGGTCCAGTTGGTGACACTTGGCTGCAGCAGCCCTCTGGAGAAGGGATTGATCATGAAGTACTCGTCCTCCGCCATCGGCACCACCAGGGCGTTGTTGTACCGATGCGCTCCACCAAGGGAGGGAAACTGCACAAACCCGGCGTATGACCAGTCCTGATTGGCTTTGGTTACCACCACAGGCGTTGACCCGGAGTCGAAGACAATTTCACCGGTGGCCCCAAAAATCCTGAGCCCAAAGCGTGATTGCGCGATGGAGGCAAAGACTGCAGCAAACCATTTACCTGCGGGCCTCCAGGTGACGTTGTTGGCCTGAATGTTGAACCCGGTCCAGTTCCCTGCCACCCCTACGATAGTCATCGCATCGTACAGCTCGTTGTTTCTGGCTGGATCGTTGCGAATGAAGATGCAGGGCGGCTCGACGGTCGTTATGGGCGACGGGAAGCTGACACGCGCCACCCTGTCAAACGTGGCGGCATATGTTCCTCGGTGTATCGCGCAAAGCCTGGGCGTCTCGGAGTCAATCTGTATATAGCTGTCGTTGTTCCTGGCTATAAATCCGTAGCTCATTTGTACCTCATTGCCAGCAGTCTAAAGGTCAGGCGAGTTGTCACGATCGGATCTGACTCTGAGGGGTTCCTTGCGCGTATTGTCACGACGCCGTTTCCCACCCTTACATAGGGCATGGCCTCAGATGCCCACGGATAAGCAGGGACGCCCACTGGCAGGATTGCCGCACTGCAGGTCGCAGGAACAAACCCCGGTACAGGCACGGTCAGGATTTGACTGGGCCCAAGCGAGTAGGTCTGGCTGTGTAGTACCTGGTAGGTAAATGTGTCGGTGTCCATTTCAAGCACACCGTTGGCATTCCACGTCCTGATTCCATAACTCATGCGGACAGGTCCCCCCACTGATAGCGCTTGACGCCGTTTTCGTCGAACACCTTGCCGCCCCGGTTGTTGATCACTTGTCGAGCCTGCCCCTCAAAGGCGCCATTGATTTCAAACGTCCCGTCGAAGAACAATTTCCATCCAGACATGCCGGGAACATAGTTGTTGGACTGAATGTAGTCGCCGATCTTGGCGTTAGTGATCGTGCCGTCCTGGATAAACGCCGACGCCATAAACACCTGCCCGTTCTCAACCACAAACGGCGTAAATACCTGCCCGCCTGCCAGCGCGCCAACCACCGCAAAGCGATCCGCGCTGACCAAAAACTGGCTTTGCGTCACGCCCTCGGCATTGGTTTCGATGCCCAGCCCGATACCGGCTGTGACCAGTTGCCCGTTGGCATTGACCTGCATCTTGACTGACCACATGGCCGCGGCCTTGCCTTCCAGATCGGCCTGGGCCTTGCTTACCACCTCGACAGCGGCAGAGGTTTCGCCCACCTGCGCTGACACCTGGCTGATTTTGCTCGCCAGCGCCGAGCTGGCATCCGCCGAGGCTTTGGCCACGTCGATAATGCTCGCCGCGTTCTCACCGACTTGGGCCTCAACCTTGTCGGTACGCACAGCCTGGGCAAAATCTCGCTCGGCTATCACCGACATCAGCGACTCTGCGCCAGCCGATGCACGCTCATCCCCTGCACTGCCGTTTTCATCACCAGCAGAGCCGGAGTCGATATAGGCATACACGCCATCGACTTTCTCGGCCGTTGCCGTGACTTTCCCGTCGAGGGTTTCCACGGTGCTGGTGAGCGAACTCAAGCCGTTGGCAGTGGCCTCAAGTCCCGTAACCGGATCTGAAACCTTGGCGTTGATCGCGCTGAGCTGCTCGGCCTGCGCCGTGATCTTGCCGTCCTGCTCGATGATGCTCGCCGAGTTCTTCTGCACCTGCAGCACCAGGGCGTTGGTGGTTTCGGCCAGGGTGCCCATGTCGAGCCAATACGTGGCATCCGGCGGTGGATGGCCGGTGGTGGCTGCGATCGCCTGAAATAGGCGATTGCCCAAACGCACGACTTCGCCCGATGCATAGGCCTTGGTGTTGTCGTACTCCAGCGCATCTGTGATTTCGTCGATCAGGCCTTCCAGTTCCTTTTTGGCCTGGTTGAGACGGTCATTCACAGAGCCTGAGCCGTCGCCATCAATCAGCTCGATCCGATCCAGCAATTCCTTGCCCAGCTCGGTTTCGCCAATCTGCCCTGCGATCAACTCCAGCACTGGCCCGGCCTCGGCGCTGGCCTGCCCCATCACCCCGCTTTTATCCGGGAAGAACGGCCCGATATTGCCGGTGCGATCCACCAGCCGCGCCCAGAAGAAAAACTGCGCGCCAGCTGCCAGGCTTTGCAGGCGGTGATCGTTCTGCGGATAGGCCAGATCCGACAGCTTGGTAGCGCTCTCCAGGCTATTGGATGGGCTGTACCAGATTTCGGTGTGCTGGGTGTCTTCTGCACCCGGTGGAAAACCCCACTTAAGGCCAATTTCGAAGAGCCTGCTGTGGGTCGTTAGATGAGTCACCGCCGGCGGCAACCCGACCTTGCCGGCCAGCAACACTTCCATGCTGCTGCCCCATACCGAGGCCACACCCAGCGCGTTTACGGCGCTGACACGGGTAATGTAGCGCCCGCTGTAGACGCCTTCGACTTCGGCACCCAGGGTGCCATTGGACGGCAATCTGATCCAGCTGCCGCTGTCTTTACGCCATTCGACGTTGTAGGAGACAGCACCCTTCGCTGCGTTCCAGCTGATGCGCATGGTGGTGACCGCCAGCCCTTGGGCAATGCTGCTGCGGGCTTCGATCTGGATATTTTCCGGAGGGCTCATCACACCAGGCGGGATGATACTGATCGGTGGCGGATCGATACGAGCGCCGTTGTCGATGGCGTCATATTTACCTGGCTCATGTTGCACCGCCTTGATTTCAAACTGGTGCAGGCCCTGGGGCTCGATGGTTTGCACTCGAAAGCGCATCACGGCCAGGTCAGCGCTTTCAACCGACCAGCTGCTTTCGGGCTGCGGCAGCTCTGAATAATCGGCCAGCAGCGTGACCTCGTCGCCAGCCACTGATTTGACGATCCGGCCTTCGGTTTTGCCGCTGGGCAGGTTGAGGATCAGCCGGTCTTCTGGCTGGATCTGCGCGGCAAGGTCGAGGGTTACTACCCGTTTGGTGGCTGCGCGAATCCGCCCGCCGCTGACCCGCCCGGAAAACAGTTCATCAGCAATGCAGATGATTTGCCCGGGCTCGACGTTGCGCCCTTCCATGCCGGTGGTAAAACCCACCGTCCAGCTCTCGTGCTGTTCGGTTTTCAGTAGCCACACGCCGTGGCGCATGGCCTGGCCCTGGGAGGTGCAGCCAAAGGCCGAGATATCTTTTTGACGGTGGCCAAGGATGCCGATCAGTTCTTCGTTGGTGACCGGTACCGGTTCGGTTTTGAAGTCGTTGGCCGGGTTGTCGTAGCTGACTTTGACCCGTGTGTGGCGGTCTGGCCAGGCCACGGCGCCGTACTCGAATTCGCCGATGATATTGGAGCGAGTGAACACGTAGCCGTCTTCGTTGCCCGGGATATCCGCCACCATTGTGACCATCGAGCCGTTCCAGCAACTGCTGCCACGAAACACGCTGGCCAGGTCGGACAGCAGCGCGTAACCCTCGACCTGATCCTGAATGTAGACGTTGGTGGTCATGCGCGGCTCCAGCCCGCCCAAGCCATCCTTTACCATCACATCGCAATAGCGGCCGATCTCGTAGAGGGTCCACTTGTCGACCATATCCGGGGTAATGCGACGGCCCAGGCCATAGCGTCGGTGCAATAACAGGTCGTACCAGATCCAGGCCGGGTTGTTGGTGTAGGCCTGTTTAAAGGTGCCATCCCAGCTGCTGGTGTAGGCGCGGGTTTCGGGATCGTAGTTGCTCGGTACCCGAATGATGCGCCCGCGTGCGCGCAGGCTGAATTTGGGAATGTTCTGGAACTGCGAGGCGTCGAAGCGCAACGCGCCCAGCGCCAGATTTGGGTAGCGCAGTTTGGCGTCGATCACTTCGGTCAGCGCCTTGATGCGCATGGTGTCGGCCCAGTTCACATCGTTGCGGTTGGCCGTCAGCCGCCGTACACGCACCAGCGCCGAGGTAAAGCCTTCGGGCAGGTCTACCCGGTGGCTGCGTTCGTACTCGGTGGTGCCTTTATCATTGAGCGTGGCATTGAGATAGGGCTGAAAACTGCCGCCATCCACTGACAGCTCGATGACGTAATCGATCCGGTAGCCCACTTGGTCGCCGTTGCTTTTCACTTCCCATATTTGCGGCCAGGCCAGACGGATACGCACCGCCGACAACTGCGGATCGGTGATGGCCCGCGTCCAGGGTGCGTCCGAGCGCAGTTCAACCGGGAAGCCCTGGGTGATCTCGTTTTCAATGGCCGGGAAGCCCGCGATATGGTCTTGATCGACAGTGCCCGGGCGAAAGTCCCAGCTCGCGCCGGGGAAGTTTTCTCCGCCGTCAGGCCCGCGCATTGGCGTGCCGTCGAGTTTGACCGATTCCAGGCCATTGACCGGGCCGACGATTGGCCCTTCGCTCAGGAAGTACAGCAGGTTGGCATGGGAGATAGACAGCGCGCTGTCGGGGGCTTTATAGGGCTGGCGTGGCTTGCTCTGGCCACCTTTGGCACCTGATACGCGGACAGGCGGATGCAGGCGCTTGCGCTTTGCAGTGCGCACCACGGAGGTTTTGCTCATGTCATGTCCCTACAGTTGATCTTCCGCGTAAATGCCGGCAGAGCCTAAAGCCCCGCCAATGTCGCGCTCGCCATACAACAACGGTTTGCAGCGGCCTTGCGCAGTGGTGGTAACGGCTGAGCCGAAGGCGTAGCTGGCTTTGTTGCCAGAGTCTTCTTGGCCCAGCAGACCTGCGGGCGACGGTGAAAGCATCGCCGCCACCCCGCCAATGGCCATACCGGCGCCAGCGGCTGCCAGGTAGTACTGCTGAGTAATCACGCCGATCACAATCAGCGCGATGCCGGCGATGGTCTGGAACAGGCCCGCCTTGCGCCCCATCACAATGGGAGCAATGCGGATCGGTTCGGGACGGCCTGAGCGCATGTCCATTTCGTCCGCCGACAGGTTCTGCTTGCCCCGGAACACAGCAAAGGTCAGGCCGCGCTCTTCCGACAGGCGCAGAAAGCGTTTGAAGCCGGGTATCGATACGCACAAGGCATGGATCGCCTCGGCGCAGGAGTGCACCGCCAGCCGATGCTCACGGCCGAAGCGCGCACCCAGCACGCCGTACAGCATGATCCGCACCACCAGCGGCTGGGCAGTGATTACCGTTCGAGCGGCCATCAGCTTTCCTCCGGCATTTTTTGGTGCCGCAAGATCAACACGGTGTAGTCGGCCCACATGCCGCCGTATACGTCGCGGCTGGATTTCTTGTTGTAGCGGTGGTGCAGAAAGGTACGCGGCGCCGGGTGCAGGTCGGGCACGCTGGCCAACAGGCCGTCACCCAGATAGATCCCGGCATGGTTGGGCGCATTGGCATTGATCTGCATCAGGATCATGTCGCCCTTGCGCAGGTCGGCCACCGGATAGAACCCGGCCTCTTCGTAGTATTTCTCGTAGAGGCTTTCACCGTTTTTCCACCACTCATCGCGGCGCGGGTAGTTGGGCAGTTCAATGCCGTACTCGCGGCTGTAGTAGTCGCGGCACAGGGCATAGCAATCCAGCAGGCCGTGGCCGTAATCCCGGCCAAGCAACGGAGCCTGATAGCCACAGGGCTTAAATTCGAATAACTCGCCCGAGGGCCAGCTGATAATTGCCCAGGGCTTTTCGTGCAGTTCGCAGCTGACGCGATCGGCCATGCTCGGTTGCGCTGGGGTGTCCGGGTGGCTGTGGACGATTACGCGAATGGCGCCACGGTCTTCAGCGTCGGCCAGGTCTTCAGGGTTGATGATGAAGTGTTCACTGGGGGTGCTGGCATCGTTGCGGCAAGCCACGTATTTCTGGCGCCCGCCCTCGGCAATCACGACGCCGCAGCATTCCCTGGGGAACTCGGCAGCGGCGTGGGCCTGGATCTGTTTGATCAGGGTTTTATTCATAATTTACTCGCCCAAGGAAGTCGCCGGGGTGCCGCCAAACGGCAGCGGGTTGCCTTTGCCGAGGCGTATTTCGCAATCGCTGACCCTTCCACCGCAGCGGTCGAGCGCAGGGTCTGATACCGGGTTGCCGTCCAGATCGAACATCCGCACGCCGGTGTAGTTGCAGTCCTCTCCCCGGTACTCGCCCCACAAGCACCATTCACAGCGGCTCATCAGTTGCCCGCCGGGCAGCAACTGGCCCTTGATCGCGGTGGGCGATGCGCACTCGAAGGTCACCTCTTCCCGGCTCAGGCTCAGCGCCTGATTGATATACGAGATGTTCAGGCGTTCCATCGGGCTAGCTTCGGGGTTGCCGCCGGGGAAGTTCGCGGCGTCCAGGTACTTGGCGTAGGTTTCCCGCACCGTCAGGCGTACGCCGCTGAGCTGGTGGAAGTTCAGGCACAGCGCCGTAATCACGCCATCGAGATTGCCCAGCTTGAGCATGGGGGTTGAGGTGTTGCCCTCCATGCCCCGGCCAAAGCCACTGACTTCAAACGGACGCGGCTCGTAGCGCTCGCCCTTCCAGATGATTGGGCCGGATTGTTGGTGCGCGTGATAGCGCAAGGTGCCCATGCCCCGTGACTCGCCGTCCAGCTCCACCAGCTGGATCAGTGAGCCCGGTTCAAGTGTCTGGTCGTCTGCGGTGATCATGGTGACCTCAAGGGTTGAAGACTTGCTGAAAGGTGGTGCTCAGGGTGTATTTTTTGTTGCCCAGGGTTTGCAGCTGCCAGCCGCCGGCCGTGATGAAGGCGCCCTGTTGCTCCAGCGGCGGCGTCCACATAAAGTGCTGGGTGCCTTTGTGCCGTTTAAAGAAGTCGCGTATCGGGGTGATATAGGCCGCGTTGCCGGTGAAGGACACCGCCCAACTGCCTGCGATGTTGTTGATGCCCACCGACAGGCGCTGGCTGTAGCCGTTGTTGTATTGCGAGGTCAGCACGTTGGGTTGGTCGTCGCCCGCAGACCCCACCCGGGGTGACCAGGTAAATAATTCAGCCATTAGCCTCTCCGGTTATTGGGATCGAGCAGGCCGTTTTGGCCCTTTTCCTTGATGATCACGGCGCGGGCGACCTTGGGCATTTCGGCGCGGGCGGTGTCGAGCAAGGCACGGCCCATCGCTTCGTAGCCTTCAGTGGCGGTGACTGAGCCGCCGGAACCGTCGCTCTGGATATGCAGGTGGATTTGCGGCGCCGCTGACGGGCTGGCTGTCGCAGATGACTGGCCAAGCCCCGGTACCGAGAAGTTGTTAGCCCTGCCGACATAACCGCCATCGGCATAGCCCCGCTGGTTGAGCTGATCCAGGTACGAGCGCATACCGGGCTGTTCGACCACTTCCTTGCGCAACACAAATTCACCGCCGTGTACCACGCCCTTGGGCTCGTACTTGCCGCCGTTGCCGGTGTAGCCGCCCTCGGAGAAGCCGGTGACCGCCGTGGCGGCGATCATGCCTACCGAGGCGTAACCCAGGCCGCGAATCAGCGATGCAGCCGGTATGCCCATGATCGGCCCCAGCTCCAGGGCTTTGGCCGCTGCCACTTCGGTGCTGACCATTGCCTGAGCAATCGCAGCTGCCTTGCTGGCCAGAAACAGCACCTTGTAGGCCGTGGAGCCCTCCCCGGCCATTTGTTTCATCATGTCGGCGGCGTTGCTGGTCAGATCGGCAAACACCGCAATGGAACCGAGTTTGTAAGCGTCCTGGATCGACTCGAGCTTTTTGTTGTTCTCTTCGTTGATCTCGACCTTGCGGTCCAGGTACTGCTGTTCGCTGATCAGCTTCTGGTCGAAAAGCTCTTGTTGGCGCTGCAGTTCTTTTTCGTGCCACTTGGCCAGGGCTTTGTCAGCTTCTGCAGCCTTGATCAGCTCACCACCCGGCCCACCAACAGAAGCGTCCAGGCCGGTGAAAGTCGGAGAGGTGTTTTTTCCGACCGAGGCTTTGGAGATGGCATCAGCACCATCCCGGTACTGATCCGAGGTCAAACCGCCCTGGGCCTTGAGCTTGGCCAACTCGGCAAAGCGCTTGCGGGTGGTGGCCAGCAGGCTGTCTTCCTGACGCTGAACATCGCTCATCAGGTCTTTGTAGGACTTCTGGGTATTGAGGTTGTCCAGCGCGATGGCAGCGCGTTGCAGGTCGACCTTTTTGGCCGCATCCAGCTTGCTCAGGGTGCCTTTTGTGATCTCAAACTCGATCTTGGCCAGCTCGGTTTTGGTCGCATGAACGTCAGCCTGTTCGTTCAGCGTGCGCAGGGTGCGGCTGTAGTTATCGTCAAGCTGTTTGGCTTGCCGGGCAGCATCGTCTGCGGCCTGTTTGGCCTTGCGTGCAGCTTCTTCCTGAGACTTTTTCGCCTGTTCGCTGGCATCAGCCACTTTGGCCGCTGCCTGGGCCTGACTCAGTAGCGCCAGCCCTTCCGGGGTTTGTGCCAGCCCCTGCTTGGCGCCCAACCGGTTGATTTCGCCCAGTTCGGTGGGGTCTTTCAGTTTCTCGGTCTTTTCCTTGAGAGCATCTATGCGTTTCATCCACGCATCGGTGGTGGCGGCATCGGGCGGTTTGATCTTGCTCAAGCCCGCGCCAAGACCTTCGGCGGCGCCCTGGGCATTATTCATTACCAGGGTCAGCGCCGACATTTGCGTGCCAGCGGCGTAGATCTTGTCGATATTGGTCTGGTACTCACCTGCCAACGCTTGCAGTTTGCTGGTCAGCTCGGTGGTGGGTTTGATGTTCTGGACAAGGCTCTGTGTGGCCGAATCAATATCGACCCCGCCCTGAATGCCCCGGCGAAAATTGCCCGATGCGGCTGCCCGTTGATACTGGTTGGCCTGGAAGTTTTTACCGCCCGAGTAGTTGCCTGTGGGGCCCTGGGCAATGGCTTGCATGTCCTTGAGGATTTCCGCTGCGCGCTTTTTAGCCTCGGCCTGCTCCTGGGTCAGTTTCTCAAGGATGGGGCGCCGTTGTGCGGCGCCGAGCGCTTCCCATTCCTTGCGCAGTTCCTCGATCGGGCGTTTCAGGTCGACAGCGGCATCACCGGCTTTTTCCGCATTGTCACGAAACAGCAAAAAGCTCGCGGCCACGGTGCCGGCCACCATCGCCAACCCGGCGGGGCCGCCCAATATGCCCAACAGCCCACGGCCAGCACGGCCCACCATCGCAGTGGCCGCATTGTTCGCGGCCTGTGCCTGTGTCTGCGCCATTGTTGCTTGCTGATCGGCCAGACGCGCCAGGCGTAAACGACCCAGCGCAGCGGTATGAGCATCGGTGAAGCGGGTCGCGGTGACTTCCGCCTCGGCGGCAAACACGTTGGCCGCTGTTCGCCGTGCCGCAGCGGTTGCAACGTCCAGTTGTGCCCGGGCCTGGCCGATAGCGGCAGCGTTGGTCGCCCGCCAGGCACCGGCCTGCGCCAGCAGCATTTTTGAAAGCTGCCCAACCTTCAACCCCGCGTATGCAGCACCCAGCGTCATCACCGTGGCTGACAGGCCGTCCATATTGTCAGCGACAAACACGATCGCCTCCGACAACGCCCGGGTACTGCCGGTAGAGCTGTCGGCACCGCCCACCCATGCCTGAAAAGCGTTATTGAGTACCTGCATCGAGCCGCTGACGGTCGGCGGCAACTGTTTGTACTCTTCGCGCAGCTTGCCCAGTTGCCCGATCAGTGCCGAAACTAGTTTGTCAGTGGTCAACAAGCCGCCATCGGCCATCGCTTTAAGCGCGCCAGTGGTGACGCCCATGCCATCTGCCAGCGCCACCATTGCACGGCCACCACTTTGGCTGACGCTGTTGAAGTCCTGCCCGCGTAGCACGCCCTTGGCGAGTGCCTGGCTGAGCTGGGTGGTGACCGAGGTGACTTCTTCGGCACTGGAGCCCGACAGTTGAAAGCTGGTGGCCAGCGCCTCGGTAAATTGCACCGACTCTTTGGTGGAGTAGCCGTATTCCTTCAGTGACCGGGAGGAACGGGTAAACAGGTTGGCGTTGTCCGCAAATGAGGTGGTGGTGCGCTGGCTGATGTCGAAAAGTGACTTCTGGGCAAACTGAAACTCTTCAGTGCTCGATGTCGCCAGCTTCAGGCGCGCATTGATCGAGTTCCAGGCGTCGGCTTGACGCACCAGATTGCCAACTGCCAAAGCCCCCACCATGACAGAGGCGTAATTGCTCACCGAGCGGGTGAGTGATGACACCGCCGAATTTTGCGCAGCTATGGCAGCCTGCTGCGAGCGCCAGCCATCTGCTACCTGCCGGTTTCCGCTGGTGATGGTTCGGAAATAGCTCTGACCCATACGCCCGGCGCGGGCCATTTCGCGCTGGTAAGCGCCGGTTTCCGCAGAGACGCTGACAATCAGCTTGCGAAGGGTTTGGCCTGCCATGCTTTTCTCCGGGAATTAAAAAACCCGCCGGAGCGGGTTAGTTTGTTTTGCGGTCACTCAAAATATTGCCATCCGGCCCAACGTAGAACTGGTAGCCGTTTTCACAGTTGGCGAAGACCACAATATGGTTTGGCGGGGTGCTTTGCTTTTCGGCCAAACCGACTACATACACGGCATCACAGCGTTTTTGCCGGGACACTTTGTCTAAAGCGACCCGTTCCTGCGCTTCGATACGCTTAATCCCCTCTTCGCCCCAGTTTTCATAAAAGCGCGGGTATTGATCGATGCTGTACTGACTCAACGCAGCCTCATTCAATACCACGCTGCCAGGGTCACGCTCTGGATTGGACCAGTAGAAGCCCCACCAGATCAGCACAATGATCGCTAAACCGGCGAACACGATGCCTCGCAGCTTCGATTCCTGATTTTTCTTTTTGGCCAACCGCCGACAAATCACGATCACACCGACCAAAATAACGGCTGATGCTATTAACAGTTTTACCAACATGGGGGGCCTTCCTTTGACAAAAAGGGTCAACTGTAACAGCTGATTCAGAAACCCCAACCTTCTCAGGCATCACTCATACCCTGCAGGTATGCCCTGAAAGACGCCTCCCCTTCAGCCGCTTCCAGCTCTTCATCCACCGGCAGCACTTTTTCCGGTGTCCACTGCGGCATCATGTCGGAGGTGGTCACTTTGGCGCCCTGGGCCTGGAGCGTGGATGCCGCAATGATCGATGCCTGAATATCCCCGCGAATATCGCCAATCGGTGACTGCCTGTCGTAAGCCATCCACAGCATCAGCTCTTCTGCGCTCATTTGTTCGCGCAGGTCGTGCAAGGTCATGCCCAGGCGGAGGGCCAGCGCCAGCATAAAAGCCAGCACCGGTTCCGCCGTCAGGCGTTTCCCGCTGCGTCCACCGGGTCCGGGGTGTCTTCGTTCAGGCCTACGCCGCTCAATTCAAAGACCCTGGCCGAAAGCCGGTCATGCACGGGGCTAAATGCCTCGGCCACTTCGTCTACGTCCTCATCACAGAAAACTCGCTGTTGGTTTTCATCGAACAAGGTGCGCACCAGTACAAAGGCGTAGAGCAAGTTGGCGCTGACCTCTACTTGAGGCTCTGCCGGTGACTCTTCGCCTTCGGCCGCTTCCACCACATGAGCACTGAGCCCCGCCTCAACACGGGCAGCAGACACTAACTCGGCAGCGCGTCGGCGGTATTCCACCCAGTCGCCGGCACTCAGTGCCCGGACGGTCACTAGCGCACCGCCCCACTCTGCCACCGCCACGGTTTCGTGTTTGAAGTTGCGCAGTGGATCGAGTGCAAACGCACGAAGGCCGCTTTCTGCGGCTTTTACCCGGGCCATTACGCTTTCACCGGCACATTAAAGGAAACCGCACCGGTGATGCGGACGTTAAAGGTGCCGTTTACGGTGCCGTTGGGGGCGGCGTCCCAGGTGAACTGGGTAACCAGGCCCAAAAACTCCGAAGAGGTGCCATCTTTGAATGCCGTGCTGAAAGCCCGTGGTTCACCATCGTCACGGGCGGTACGTAGCACGGTTTGTGCCTCGTCGGCGGCCTTCCAGTTGCCGGACATGGTGAAGGTGCCGTTGTCCGCCAGGCCAGTGGTGAATTCCTTGGCTTCGCTGGCCAGGGTCGAGACTTCGATTTCATCCGACTGCCCGCCCTGGAACTGCGGCTGCTTGATGGTGACCGAAAGGTCTGCCCACAGCAGCGCGGGGTCTTTGGGATCAAGGGTGGTGAGTTTGGAAACCTTGAGCTTGGTGCCCTGGGTTTTGACGAACTTGGCTTTGGTCGGGGTTTGAGCGGCCATAGGGCCTCCTATCAAGGTTGCAGGGTGTATTCCCAGCTCACGCTGAAAAGTTCGGTGTCGTCTTCAAAGGCGTCCGGCAACCGGTCTGCACTACCGGTGGTGAAGTCGTCGCCGTCGGTGGTCATAGCGACAAATGCCTGGCGGGCCAGGGTCAGGGCTTTGAAGTGACTGGCGCCCCAGGCGTCCACCTGAATACTCAGGTCGCTGGAGCCGTCCCAGCCGGTGAGGGTGAATCCGGCGCCTTCGCTGACGGTTTGCAGGATCAAACGGGGCAAGGCCGCGCCCTCTGGGGCAACGCCGAAGTACACGCGCCCGTCGACCAGAGGCGAGAGCCTGTCGATCAGTGAGTTTTCGATCATGGGGTTACCCGGTAATGGCGTTATCAATGCCTTGGGCCAGTTTGTCGGTAACGGCCTTTTCGATTTGCGGCAGGCTGCTGTCCCAAGCAGGGCGCATAAACGGCGCGGCTGCATGTTTGGACGTACCGAATTCAACAAACCACCAGTAGTAAGGGGCGTCGTAAACGGTCTTGGTGCCGCGTCTTTTCTTGCTCCGGGATTTGATGGCCTTGGTGGATTTGCCTTTGGGCTTTTTGACCCGGATGCCCGCCGTGGCACCGGTTGGGGTTTCTGATTGTTTGAGGCGCGTTGCGGTGATGTTTTTCTTCAGCCGGCCGGTACGCACAGGCGCCAGGGCCCGGGCTCTGTCGCGGGCGACTCGGGCACCCGCCATTACGGCATCACGCGCCACCTTATTGCCCGTGGCCCGGGACAAACGCTCAAAATCCGCCTGCAACTCTCCAAGGCCCAGGATGCTGACTGATCCGTTACTCATTGGGTTTCACCGTTTTGCACATGAGTTTGAGCATGTCCCGCTGGTTGGTCGGCAGCGGTGCAATGATTTCGTAGGTGATGCCGTCATGCACCAGGCGCTGACCGGCCACCACGTCCTTGCGGTAGCGAATGTTTATTTCGGCGTTGATCTGCGCCTGCATCTGCGATGCGGCCTCGTACATCCGCCCGGACGGAGCCTTGATTTCAGCCCAGACCTTGCCGATATCGGCCCAGCCTTTGACCGGTTGGTTGAGTTCGTCCTTGGTTTCAGTGAGGCCGCGCAGCATGCACAGGTGTCGCAGTGGACCGGCTCTCATACATTCACCCAACGGTGGGGGTTCCACAGCGCATTGGTAGCCATTGGCAGTTCAATAGCTGACACGCCCACTGCCACGGTTTCGCGGTTGGCGTACCAGTGGCCGATCAGCAACAAGGCGCCCTGTTGAATGCTTTTGCTAAGGGAGATCGCATTGCCCGGCGGGTCAGGCAGCGCGTGTACGGGATCGATCAGGGTTCGGTTGGTCCAGGTTTCAAAGGCGCTAAGCGCCGCATCGGTGTAACCCTGAATCAACACGTCTTCGTCATCGTGAAACACCCGCAGTTGCTGCTTCACGAGACTCAATGCAATCAAGGCTTGGCCTTGGTTTTTCGCTCGGTTTTTGAGCCTTCAACCAACGTGGCGATCTTCAAGTGGTCGACTGCCACCAACGCACAACGTTCGGAGACTTCCTGTTCACCGGTTTCAATTTGAATGACGTGATTACCACCTTCCGCAAAGGGAAATGGCTTGGTGACCAATATCGTAGGCATGGCGATCTCCAGAGGCACGGGCGCCCGCAGGCGCCCTGCCCGTTACTCCGCGCTGAGGGTGAGAATTTTGACTGCCTGGGAGTCGACCAACATGCCGCCGACGCGCTTGGTGGTGTAGAAACCCACATAAGGTTTGTTGGTGTACGGGTCGCGCAGTACCCGAGTGCCAATGCGGTCGACGATGGTGTACGCACGCTTGAAGTCGCCAAAGGCAATGGCATTGGCATCCGCTGCCACATCGGGCATGTCTTCGTTTTCGGTGATGCCGTAACCCAGCAGCACAGATGGTGCTCCGGCTTCCAGACCCGGGCGCCACAGGTAGTTGCCTTCCTTGTCCTTGAGTTTGCGCATATAGGCGACGGTCAGGTTGCCCATCATCCAAGTGCCGTTGGCACGGTAGCCCGCCTTCAAGGCGTGGATCAGGTCAATCAGGTTGTCGCCGGTGATTTGGCCAGCGGCGCCGGTGATGATCTTTTGCAGCACGCCAAACTCGCGATCGGCATCGTTTTTCGTATCGAGGGTATAGGCCAGCAAGCCTTTCGGTTTGTTGGTGCCGTTGCCAAGCAAAAAAGCGTTGCCCTCTTTTTCGGAGAACTCGCGGGCCACCTCATCGTTCAGCCAGCCTTCAGCGTTGAAGAACAAATCGTCCAGGCTGGTTTGGGTGGCTTGCGGGTTGGCGTAAATCTCGCCCATAAAGGCAGAGATTTGCCCCAGTGTCGGGGTGTCGGTTTTTGGTCGCTCGGCGGTTTCACCCACCCAGCCCGAACCGGCGCCGCCGAGGTTTACCAAACGCTTGTAATCGGGTGTTCCTACGGTGATCTGGTTGCACACCTGGCGCATCGGCGAGGTTTCCCGCAGTAGTTCGATAATGCTGCGGTCCAGGTCTTCGGGAACGGCGTAACCGCCATCCGATTCGACGCCAATTTGCAGCGCTTTGGCCTGCAGTTCGCCCAATCCGGTGTCGATGCCCTTGCGCACAAACTGCAAAAACGCCGCTTTGTGTTCGCTGGCTGCCTTGGTGCCGGTACCGTCCGGGCGTTTAAGGGCGATCAGCTCTTTCTCAAGCGAGGATTTCAGGGCATCCAACTCGCCCAGTTTCTCGTTGAGGGTGTCGACCTGCCCGGACAGTTTGCCCTTCTCTTCTTCCAGGCCGTCGATACGCTTGTCGTTGGTCTTTTTGAATTCGTCGAACTTCTTGCCCAGGGCTTCGGCGACGTCTTCAATGTCTTTCTTTTCAACAGCCATGAGAGGCTCCTTAAATGCGGGTCAAAAGTGATTTGAGGGATTGCATTGCGTCGTCAACACCCGCCTCTCGCGGTGATACTGCGCTGTAGCCTTTGGCCATAAAGGCCTTGGCTTGGGAGCCCGAAAACCCTACCTCTCGCAGGGCGCGCTCCACTTTGCTGGGCGGCGGTGTTTCGCCACGGGCCAGCAGAGATTTCACATCAGTGATCCGGGCTTCGTCGTTGGCTGGAAAGGTGACCAGGGAGACTTCCCAGAGGTCGATCGCTTTCAGTATCCAAACGCCCTTTTCCTTGTCGTATTCGTAGTCATCGAGCATGTAGCCGATGGACATGCCGGTCAGGCTGCCTGCCTTCATATGGGCATGGGCACGCTTGGCCAGCGGGTCGGCGTCGATCAGCAAGCGCCCTTTGACGTACAGGCCCACATCGTCTTCGCGCATCTCGGTGTAGATGCCGATGGGCTCGCTCATGTTGTGTTGCCAGAGCATGGCCGGCAGACGACCTTTGGTTGTCCACTTCTCCAGGGTGGTGGCGAAGGCGCCGCGCACCACTACATCGCTGTAGCTGTCTTCAACGCCAAACACGGAGCCGTAGCCTTCAAACTCGCCGCTGTCGCTGACCGATTTGATGGTCAGGGGCAGATCAAGCCGTTGTTTCGTCTGCATCGGGCGACTCCGGTTTGGTGGTCATGTTCATGGGGGTCAGGTAGATGTCGCCGCCTACGCGGGGGTTTTCGTCTTCCAGCTCGCGGCAGTCGTTGGGGCTCAAAATGCCCCACTGAATACCCTTGCCGTAGGACTCATAACGGCCTTTGAGGTCGCCGCGCATCAGGGCACCGGCATTAAATTTGGCGTAATGGGTCAGGCGGTCTGTTTCATTGAGCAAGCCCACCTGAATGCGGTGTTCGATACGGGTCATCAGCGGCACCAGTGAGTAGTTCACAAAGCTCATACCCATGTGCTCGATGTTGTTGAGGGTCATTTTTTCCATGCTGGCCACCAGATGTGGCGGCACGCGGAACAGGCCACAGATTTGCGCCTCGCTCATCTTTTTCGATTCGATGAACTGGGTGTCCTGGGCATTGAGGCTGATGGGTTTCCAGTCCAGGCCCATTTCCAGAATCATCGGTTTGTAGGCGTTGGCCACGCCCATGTGCTCGCCCTGAAACTCGGCTTTGAGTCGGGCAAAGGCTTCATCGGTCAGGGTCTGATCGGTCTGCAACACACCGCTGGTGACCGCGCCGTTGGTAAACAGCTTGGCAGCGTGGGTGTCCATCGCCTGGCCAAGGCCCAGGGCTTGCCGTGCGTAGGCGATGGGGTTCAAGCCATTCAGCCCGTCGAGGGTGAACAGCCGAACGTGCCAAATTTCGTCCTGTGTCAGGACCCGCTGACCAGTCTTGAAGTTGACGGTGTATTCCACCGTCCAGTCGTCTTTGAGCTTGGGCGTCACAATGTCGGGGTTCAGCGGCAGCAGCTCGACCACGTTGCCCAGCGCCATCACCTTGTAGGCGAAGAAGTTGCCGCGCAGGCACAAGCACGCCACCAGCATTTCCCAGAACTCTTGGGAGGTCATAAAGCTGTTGGGCGCCATTGTCAGCAGCGGATACAGCCTGTGCGAAGTGGCTGGCAGGCGAACCTTGCCGGTTTGCTTCAACAGACGGCACGGCAACATGCCGATGGACTCGGACAACACCCTGATGCAGTTGAATACGACCAACTGCTGAAGCGCGCTGCTGGTGGTTACACGCTGCCCGGCATGGGTTTCGTAGCCTGCGCCCAGGGCTTGGGCCAGTTTCTCTGAGGTATCGATGGCCTGAGGATCGCCCTTGGCGCCAAAGAGCCGGCCAATCCGCTTGAATAGCCCCATTAGAGTTTCCTGATTCCGTGTTTGGTGAGGTGGCCAGAGAGGGTTTCCTCCGGATGAAGGTTTGCCAGCACCCGCCCTATGGACATGATCAGCGCCACGGCGCCGTCGATTTTGTTGTCATCGCCCTGCTTGATCGGGCGCACCACGTCGTCGTTGCCGGGCATGTGTTTGCCGATCACGTTGGCGATGCACCACGTCATGATCGGATTACCGTCATGGTGAAAACGGCCCGACTCAATGGCTGCTTCCAGCTCTTTCATCGGGTCGGACATGTTGGTGTAGTTCTGGGTGATGGTGACCGGGTTGAAACCCTCGTCATCCAGGTCATGGCTGAGGCCCGTCGCACCGTGCGGGTCGATGGGGCACCAGCGCACGGGGGCGATGTGGTTGGCCTCTTTGGCCTCGTCGAGAATCTCGCGGTAATCGATCTCGGCGCCGTCTGTGGTTTGCAGATGGCCGGAGTTGATCCACGCCTGAAAGCGTTCCGACATGCGCTTGTTGTCGGTGTTGTAGGCGGTGTCTTCGGGCACCCAGAAGTGCGGCGCGATGCAGTAGTAATGCACCCGGCCGTCGATCACCCGCCAGAACAGCCGCGCCATTGAGTTCATGTCGAGCTTGCGCGCCAGGTCGAAACCCAGAATGCACTCCTGCCCGGCGAACTGCTCCAGGGTGAGCGTGGTGTCTTCGCAGGTTCGCCAGCTTTCGACGTTGTAGAAGCCGGTTTTTGCACTCACCCAAAGGTTGAGGTGCTTGGTTTTAAAGGTGTTGGTGAAGCGAGCCGAGCGGATGGCTCGCGCTTGCTGGCTCTCTAGGTACTCCTGGAACACCGATACCCCGTGGTTGGGGTTGGCCTTGGCCAGCATCTTCGGGTCGGTCCAGTCGTCGCCCTCGTCAAGGGTCCAGATCCAGCCGAACAGCTCTTCATCCGGCACCGTGCCTTCGAGCATTTCGATCACTTGCCGGCGTTTGTCGTAGCAAGGCCCTTCAATGTCGGCGCCGGCCGTGGTGATGATGAACATCAGCGGTTGGCGGCGGGAACCCATGCCGGTGAGCATGGTGTCGTACTGCGCAGAGGTCGGGTGTTCGTGGTATTCGTCGACGATGGCGCAGCTCGGTGATGCGCCGTCGCCGGGGTTGCCGATCAGCGGCTCAAAGCGGCTGAAGTCGGACGGGATGTTCATATTTGAGGCGTTGACCTCAATCCCTGCGGCCTCGACCAGCATCGGTGACTTGGTGATCATCAGCTTGGCCGGGCGAAACACCTCCCAAGCCTGCTTCTCGGTGGTCGCACCGGCGTAGACCTCGGCGCCGTATTCGCCATCTGCGACAAACATGCTGATGCCGACACCGCCCGCCACTACGGACTTGCCGTTTTTGCGCGGCACTTCCCAATAGCTCTCTCGAAAGCGCCGGTGCCCGCCCTTCTTCTTGACCCAGCCGAAGGTCACGGCCAGACCGAACAACTGCCACGGCTCCAGGGTGATGAGTTGGCGTTTGAATGCCCACTCCCCTTTTGTGTGCGGCAGTAGCTGGATCAGTTTGAGCTTTTTCTCGGCTTTGGCCGGGTCGAACTTGAAGCGAAAGGTGCGCTTGCGGCTGTTGGCCAGGTCATCGAAGTGACGTTGCACCGCCTGATGAATGTACCTGCACGCCGGCACCTTGCCGCGCAAAACAGAACGCCCCCACACCATCGCCTTGTCGACGTTGGCGTGCAGGATTTTGCTCATTAGGTACTCAGTAGTTTGGCGAATTCGTTGGTTGAGGTGTGTTTGTTGCCGCCGATGATACGACTGCGGCTTGATGGGTCCAGGCCCAGCAATGAACCGAAGGTCACCAGTTGGCGCATGGATTCGTTCGCGGCGGTGAGTGCCGGGTTTTTCATCGGGCTGCCCTGGGCGGATTCGACGACGATGCCGAACTGCTGGACGGCTTCTTCAGCCATCCGCCACTTGTCGTAGGCGGTGCAGAACGCTTCGACGTTGTGCAAATCCGTCAGCGCAACAACATGTTCGCGCAATAATTCAGGGATCAGCATTCGCCACATCGTGGCGGCGCGCGAGCTCAACCACTCGGGCGGATCAATATTGGTGACCGTCGAGAACTGCGGTTCACAGGTGTTTAAAGCCCGCTTGCCGGGGTTCCCGGCGAGTTTCTTCTGGGCCGTGGGCTTGGGTTTTCGACCACGGCCAGCGACCGTGGCGGTGCCCCCCATAGCGCAACTCCTGATTTTTTAATTTCGCGGGCGAACAAAACCTCTTGAGGGCGCGGTCTAGGAGAAAAGAGCCCCAAAGTTTAGACCTCCTCCCTCCCTGCAGAGGTTAATGATTCTTATTTGTGTATTTTTAATTGAAAAATCAGCCATTTTTTGCACCAGAGCGCTTGGAGTTGCCAAATCCACCGTCTTCTGTGGCCGTCTTGGTGGAGTGGCAAGGCCCGCAGAGCCCCTGCCAGTTGGATCGCTGCCAGAACAGCGCCATATCACCCTTGTGCGGGACGATATGGTCAACATCCGTGGCAGCAACAACCAGATCGCGGACCGAACAGTGGCAACACAGCGGATGCTTGGCCAAGTAGCCCGCCCGGGCCTGCTGCCACTTGTAGTTGTAGCCACGGGCCGAGCTGGATTCGCGGGGCTTCTCGCGGGTGAAGCTCTTGAGCAGGTGCAGGTGATCGTCGCAGTAGCGCGGGTTGCGCGTGAGCCTGTTACAGCCTTGGGCGTTACAGGGCTTCTGAGGCCGTAGCGCCATGATTAAGCTCCCGGTAGATGGATCAGTCAGAGCGCCGTGGCAGCTTGAAGTCAGCGAAGCGGTCAGCCAGGTTGGCGATCTTCTTCACCCCCAGGAAGCCAATCCATATCCCTGCCGGTGTGGCCAGACTGGAAGGCAGGCCGAAGTACTCAAGCACTGAGATCAGACTGATCGTCAGCAGCGTGCAGATGGTTGCCTCAAGCAGCGCCTGCCTCCGGGTACCGCCGCCGTACACAATGCGCAGCATCGCCATTACAAAGGACAGTGAGCCGGCATAGATCGTTGGGGAGTGCTGACTCAGCCACGCGAGTACGATCACCCAGGTGTCTGGTTTGTCAGGCATATGAGGCATCCGGTGTCCTCCCGAGTTGGGAGCTAGAAATGAAAAAGCCCCGCTTCATAGCGAGGCTTATTTATATTGGGTTGGCCTATTGAGTTACTGAAAGAGAACCTAAGCTGAACCCATCAACACTTGATATCTTGCCGCGCCACAAAACGCCGCTACTAATTATTGGCTTACCAGCATCCGCAAAAACTCTCGTTTCCTGCATATGAATAAACTGACAGACCGGTCGTTCCTCACTATCAGCATCATGTACTGGCTGTAACATCTGTATCAGCTTTTTCCCTGTGTCTTTGTTTTCTTCTGGCAAAGCTCCTGAAAAGTTAGCTGCTAACTGTTCAAAATATGCTTCTTCAGAAATCATCTCGCCAGAAATCAAATTCCCACCGACTGTCAGAGTCATAGGAACACGGAATGGCGTCGCATTAACAAACTGTGCGAACCACTGTAGAACGCCGTCTGTCTGACGTCCCTCCCATTTCATCTTAGTGAAGAGCGAATCATCAAACTCCTCTCTCAAATAATCATTGAGCGTTTTTTCATTTTGAACTTCAGTCATTGCTAGCCTCTAGCCTCTAGCCACTACTCAAAGAGAGTAACTAGCTATACACCAATATCTGAAAAACAAAAAGCCCGACTCAACGGCCGGGCTTTCTCTGTGGTGTCCCGCTGTAACAGCTAAACACGGTGCCATGAAAACAAACCTATTCCATATGGACAACTCTTTTTACGCCGCTTCTCGCAAGGTCTCCAAAACGCAATCAACCCAGGCCACACCTGCCTTGATCAGCTCCCGGGCCTTCATTTCACTCACCTTGTAGTGCCGACCCACGCGAATGGCTGGCCACTTGGCGCCGTAGTACAACCAGACCATATCGCCCATCTGCTGGTCACGCTTGCACAGCCTGGCCAACGCCCCATCAACAGCACAGGCAAGCTCATCGGTGATCGTGTACGACTTCGTGCTGGAAGGCAGCGCGTCACGCATCACGGCCAGCATTGGCGAGGCATAACTGGGAATCCCCATCCCGTCCATCCGCCACCAGCCCCATTGCTCAAGCATGTGTTCGGTATCACCCAAAGGCCGGTGCAGCGGTTTGCGAATCATCATTTTTTATCCTCGCCTATGGTTGTTTTCTGAATAGCGCTGCAAGCCCCGCCGTTAGCGGCCTCCAGCGTATTACCGGATTCTCCGAATCTAACGCCTGTCTGCCCGAGGATCAGCCTGAAACCCTTCTCGTCTAGATGGGCGTGCCACTGCTCCAGCGCGTCACGCTTGCGGTTCATCACGTCCGACTGGATGTACACCTTCACGTTGTGGCCCATCGCGTGGTTGATCAGCAGCTCACCAATCAAATGGTCGATGCCGAGGACTGCCCAGCCCGTGCGGGCCAACTTGCGCAGGTCGTGACTGGTCCACTCGCCCTTCCCCAGCCGGGTGAACACCGCACTGGCCTGCCCTTCGCTCAGCGCCTTGCCATTGCGCGCCGGGAACAGGTACTGGCCGTCATAGCCTCGGGCGGTTTGGGTTTCGCGGTACTGGATCAACAGAGCGCGTACCTGGTCAGTCAGTGGCAGGTGATGCTCCACGCCGGTCTTGGTGTGTTCCGCTGGAATGAACCACTCGCGTTCAGCAAGGCTGATATGCGGCCAGCGGGCTTGCCGGGTCTCCCCGATCCGCGTGCCGTGGCACAGCATCATCAGGGCCAGCATGGCGTCAGCCGGAGCGTTCGCAATGGACTGCCCCAGTTCGCCCAGCAGGTCCTGCAACTGCACACCACGCAGGCGCGACGGTTTGATCCCGACCTTGGCTTTGGAGAAGTCACTGAACTTGATGCCCGCCATTGGATTGGACGTGATCAGACCCAGTTTCAACGCCTGCCGAAATGCCAGGGCCAGCAACTGAAACGCCAGGCGCACGTAATCGATTGAAAGGGTTTCCTGAAGGGGCCACATGAACAGGGTATCGAGCGCGGCCTTGTTGACCTCCACCAGCGGCAAGCCACCCAGACGCGGCAGCAGGTGGCACTTTATGGCCGAGGCGCCGGTGTTCTTTCGCTTGGCCGACAGGCTGCGATCACGGGCCATACGGTCGGCGTACCAGTTGAGCAGCTCGCCCGAGGTGGTCCATTGGGAAATAGTCGAGCCCGCATCAGCCGACACACGCAGGCGTACGGCCGGCAGCGCGGCCAGCACCTGCTTGGCGCTCAAGTCCGGGAAGGCGCCGATGCGGTGCCAGCGGCGTTTGTTGAGCAAGTACCAGGAGCCACGCGTACGGTTCTTGGAAAAGCGAAAGTGCAACGCCGGGTGGCCGGCATCTCGTAGATCGCGCACATGCTCAAGCTTGGAGTTGCGGCCAATCTCCGCGTCCGACAGCTTCACGGTCAGGGTTTTGATTTTGGTGTTCAACGGTCACCTTCCTGTAGCGGCTGCCTGTCGACAACCTCATAAGTGGTTGGCCACATCAGACGGCCAAAGGAATGCGCCACGCTTTCATGCTCAAACAAGGCCACAGGCCGCTCGGGACCGCGACTCAAATCGAATTTGTAGGCGCAGCAATGAACCGCCCAGCGATAGGCGCTCGGCTCAGCCGGGGCGAGGTTTGGATTGCGCATTAGTTTTTGCCTCTGCTGTAGCGGTCACGCATGCTGGTGACCTTCTCGACTTTTGGCGTCTCAACCCAGCCCGCCGCCAGTTGTTCGAATCGGCTGTACTGACCGAGAAAGGCCGTGCGTACAGTGCCGGCTTCAATGTCTCGGCCCTTGCCGATGATGATTTCTGCGATGCCTTTGGCGTCGCTGTGTTCGTGATAAACCTCGTCGCGGTACACAAACAGGATGATGTCCGCGTCTTGCTCGATGGCGCCGGACTCGCGCAGGTCTGAGCACAGCGGGCGCTTGTTGGGGCGCTCTTCGCATTTGCGCGAAAGCTGGCTGAGCATGATCACCGGGATACCCAGCTCGCGAGCCATCAGCTTGGCGCAACGAGTCATGTAACTGACCTCCTGCTCCCGGCTGAACGTGCGCGAGTCGGATTCCAGGAGCTGCAGGTAGTCGATCACGATCAAATCCAGACCGTGACGGCGCTTGTGACGGCGGGCAGACGAGCGAATCCGATTGATCGTCATCGAGCCGCGATCAGAGATCGACAACTTGGAGTGCTTGAGCTTTCCAGCGGCGCTCATCAGCTCGGCGCCGTGGCGCTGAGGCGCTGTACCGTTCTTGATCAGTTGCAGGGGGATACGCCCTTCGGACGCCATAAAGCGATCCATCAGGCCGGTTTTGTTCATTTCCAGGCTGAACACCATCACGCTTTTGCTCTCGCGGATGGCGGCATGGGAGGCGATGTTCATGGCCAGGGTGGTCTTTCCCATCGCGGGGCGCCCGGCGATGATGATCAATTGCTCGGCCTTGAGCCCTTGAAGCTTGGCGTCCAGATCAGGAATGCCGGTAGACAGGCCGTCGATGCCCTCCCCGCGATCAGCCCGGGCCTGCAAAACCTCGATGTAGTCATCCAGAATGTCTTCGGCCATCACCACTTCGGACGTGGCCGACTGGCTATCGATGGCCTGGGCCTCAGCCTGCACCGCCGCGACCTTGTCCACGGTCGGCTGGTCGCTGTGGGCAATCTCGTTGATGCGATCGCTGAGCGCGATCATGGCCCGGTCGAGGCTGCGCTCACGCACGGTGATGGCGTATGACGCAGCATTGGCGGCGCTGGGCGTGTTGCGAGTGATTTCAGCGGCGTACCAGGTGGCATTCTTGCTGCTGGGCAGCTCCCCCAGATACACGCCCACCGTGACGGCATCGGCCGGCTTGCCTTCGGCGTGCAACGCCAGAATGCCGCGATACAGGGCTGCGTTGTCCTGGTAGTAAAAATCATCGACAGCCAGGTCTGCACTCAGGATGTCGATCAGCTCAGGGCGCAGGAACATCGCACCCAGCACGCCGTGTTCGGCCTCAACGCTGTAGGGATCACGCATTGTAATTGCCCTCCACAACCTTGACGAAGTTGCTCGGGGCGATCAGCCAGTCGAAGGTGGCGCGGAATGGCTTGCCGCCGTTGCGGCCTCCACCCTGCCCCATCAGGAATTCACTTTCTCCAACCAGGGCGAAGAAGTCAGCCCAAAAACCCAGATCCTGGTGCACGTCACTTTCGTTCCAACGCGCATTGATCTTGGCTTTTCGATCCTTGGTGAGCATTGCCACTTGCGGCAGCCCTGGAAGGGTGTTGTTGAACAGGTCAACGATGGCCTGTGGGTCGCACTTCGGCTTCGAGACCTTCGGCGGATTCGAACCATCCACAACAGGTGACGGTTCAATTGATGGTTCCTTTACGGTTCTGGGGGCAGATGCTGCCGGGGTAACCGGCACCTCCTGCCGGGGTGATGGGGCATCTGCTGCCGGGGGGCATTTAGTGCCGGGGGCATATCCTGCCGGGGTTATCGTGTACCAGGTTGACCGGCCATAACGATGATTGCTGACCAAAACACCGGCCTCTTCCAGCCAGCGCAATGCGCCACGAACAGCGCGTTCTGACAAGCAAGTGCGAATACCGATGGTGTTGATCGAAGGCCAGCAAACGCCCTCATCGCTTGCATTGTCGGCAAGACTGATCAGCACAGCTTTCTGGGTGGGGCTCATGCCTTGCAGCGGCCAGCAGGCGCTCATGATGATCGTGCTCATGCAGAAGTCTCCTGCCCAGGCACAAGCGATGCTTTCAGGTGTTCAAGGCACTCCCGGCGGTACTGGATTTTCGACTCGCGGTAGTACTGGCAACGAACCAGTAGTGAGGCGCGCATGGCTGCGGACTGGTGATTGCTAAGGGGTTGCAGATTGCTTTCAGAGATGTTGCTTGCTGACAGAATGGTGGACATAATGGCCCCCGAAATATGTTGTGAAGAAGCCGGTCTAGCCACCGGCTTTTTTTTGCCTGCAATTCAGGCGTTGTGGGTGTCCGACGCATCCGTGGTAACTTTTTGGTTCCACAAGAAAAGGCCTCGGAGGCCGGACATATGAAACTCCACCGGATGAACTACCGTGCTCAGTGGTACGAGCTGATTGATCGATATGAGACCAGCCTGAGAAATGAACAGAGCCTTCGCTGGGTTGGCTTCAACAGATACCAAGCCGAGCACCAGGCCCTCGGCGTCTACAAGCTCATATGCTTTGCAGAAAGAATCGCCAAAGACCCGAAAGCTCCGTGGGGCCATCTCACAACCGATCAGGCTCTGAACCTCTACTTGATTAACAAGCATCACTGGCCTCGGAGTGAAGTTGCTGATCTTCAGGAGGATGACTACCTATTCCTGCTTCGCGATGAGTTGGCGCAGATGAAGCTTGATACTCAAGAGGCTGAGCCAGTCCGCTCAACTTTTGAGGGGGATCGGAGTGCTCTACAAGAGCTGTCAGTGCACTGGAGCTAACACCTGCCATGCGCTCGGAAAAACGCTGAGCACGTACTCGGTACGCCTCCCCTTGCTCCGCAAGCCAATCCGCAGCCTCATTCAGGCTCATACCTGTCGGCCACACCAGGATCGGCAGGTGCCTTCCATCGAGAACAGCTATTCCCGATAGCAGTTGGGCAGCAGCTTCTGCCGGAGAACCGCTAACGCGAGCACCTATCGAGGTGAGAGCAATTTCCCGCTCTTTTTCGGTCAAGGCTTGTCGTGTGCTATAAAAATTCGCTTCTTTCATTTCCTTCTCCTGCTGGATGGATTAACAGCCAATCCGAGGTTCTGCCGCTCGACAAAAAACGAGCGGATACTGCTCATCGCTGCAAGTGCTTAAGCGACTTGCAGTTTTGTGGATTGGGATGGAAATGGACGCAGCTCGCTGGCTTGAAAAACCCCGGCAGAGAGCTCAAGTACACGGATATGACGCCTGGCAGCTATGGCTTTGTAGATGGCCGGAGGGGTCACGCCCAGAAGCCGTGCGGCTTCGGACTGCCCTTTCTCGGCCACGAATTCATCGAGGGAAGTCTCTTTCATGGTCGTGCCTCTGATAGCAATCGGCACGATATTAACCATCTGTTAACTAACTATCAATACCGATGGTTTCTTCTTTGTTTTAACCATTGGTAATAGATTCTCGTCATGACTAAAAAACGCATCCTCCCTCCAGATCGCCTTGCCGAGTGCAAGGCAGCGCACGATCTGTTTCTTGCTAAAAAAAATGAGCTAAAACTGAGCCAGCGAAAAATTGCGGATGCTGCGGGGGTTACACCGGCTGCGGTGAACCTGTACTTCAAAGGGATCAACCCTCTGAACGCGCAATTTGCAGCCGTCCTTTCAGAACAGCTTCAAGAGCCAGTAGAGAAATTCAGCCCTCGCCTGGCGGCAGAGATAGAAAAACTCACGAGAGCAGCGTCAGATAAGTCGACCCCAGCATCCAACGCCGTGCTAATCGGCCCACTAGACGCTTGGGACGATGAGACACCGCTCGATGATGACGAGGTATATGTGCCGCTCCTAAAGGAAGTGGAGTTGTCTGCAGGCCAAGGCCGTACCTGCGTCCAGGTATCCCCAAGACAAAAAATACGCTTCGGGAAACTCACCCTCAGACGCCAAGGCGTTCAGCCGTCAGAAGCAGTTTGCGTAACCGTTCACGGCAACAGCATGGAACCGGTACTGCCTGATGGCAGCACTGTCGGGGTGGATAGAGGCACAACAGTTGTGAGCGACGGGAAGATGTACGCCCTCGATCATGGTGGCCAGTTACGAGTCAAAACACTCTATCGGCTACCGGGCGGCGGCGTGCGCATGCGCAGCTTTAACAGAGAGGAACACCCGGACGAAGAGTACTCAGCCAGCGAGATGGCAGAGCACGAAATCGAGGTTCTGGGCCGCGTGTTCTGGTCATCCGTTCTCTGGTAGCAAATAAACAGCGTTAAACAAATCCCGCCCTTGAGCGGGATTTTTTTCGCCCGGAGAAAAATAGTTAACTATCGGTATTGACCAAGTTAATATACCGATGGTTAACTAAGTCCATCGCCGGCTCACATCGGCAACAAGCCGGAGACTCACCGGCTACCACGGCCAGGGGGAAACCTGACCCCAGCCCCCTCACGGGGACCGACTGGCTCAGCAATGAGAGCTCTTTAGAAACGGACACTTTCACTGCTGCACCTGGCTTGCCGGGTGCATCGGGAAAACAACCGGGAAAACATCATGGAATCGACGATCGTAGACGGAGCATGGAAAGGCCACCTCGGCCGAGGCCTTGCGCCACGGGAGCTGCAATTCGTGCTTTCAGTTGCTCAGGGACTGACCGCCAAAGAGATCGCCAGAGAGTTCGGCATTGCGCCGGGTACCGTGGTCAAGCGATTGGCCTGCGCCATGTTCAAGCTCGGCGTTCATCGCCAGGGCGCGATGGTTGCCGAAGCAATGCGGCGGCAGATCATCACCCCGCTCTGCCTGTTACTGGCCGGACTGATTGCCCTCCACACGTCCACCGGAAGCGAAATGGTCCCCCGCGACCGTCGCCCCACAGAACGGCGCTTCGCCGAAATGCGCCTGGTGCGCCGCGCCGAAGTGCCAGAGCTGACCGGTTAACTCCCTTATAGCGCCAGCCCGGCGCACAGGAACAACAAACCAAGGAGCATCACCATGTTGATACTTACCCGACGAGTAGGCGAAACCATCCGCATAAACGACGACATCAGCATTCAGGTGCTGGGCATTTGCGGGCAGCAAGTAAGACTCGGCATCACCGCCCCAGCCGATGTGGCGGTTCACCGCGAAGAAGTCTACGAACGAATCCAAGCACAACGCGAGATAGATAGCGCGGCTTAACTCGCAACGAATCAACCAGCGCCACGACAGCCTGTCGCTAACTGCCCGAACCCCTGGTACTCCCCAGCACCAGGACGCATCGGTCTGATCTTAGGCTTTTACCGACCTGAGTACAGACCGATGCGGACGCCAACCCAGCAGACGCTGGACACCTGCATCACACCCCTACTCCTTGACGAACAAACCGGAGGATTCTGCCATGCATACATAAACCGTGACGGGCACGCCCGCACAGCCAGGCTCTTACATACGGTGGCGTTTTAAGAGAGCAACACAGCCCGGTTTCGACTGGGCTTTTTAATATCTGTGTTTATTCATCAGAACTTCATTGCGCGCCCATAGGCAAACAGCGCAGTGCCTGAGTGCTGACGAATAACCGTAACCCTGTCGAGGATCGACCATGCATACATCTTTCGCCAAGCGCTGCGCAATTCTTGAAGGGTTGCGCGAACGCACACGCCAGGCCACTGCCGAGTTTTACCAAAAGCCCGGCGTAATGCCGCCGCCACTGGCTCCCCGCATCATCGTCAGGGCGAGTGGCGACAACAACTTTTTATTGATCGAGCGCGCCACCGGAAAAATAGTCGCAGAGCGCATCGGTCACAACAACGCCACCGGCCACGCTCGAGAGCTGGAAGCCAAAGCGGCGCAGTTCAGCATCAAGCAGTTCGGGAAAGCCTTGCTCAATTGGGCATTACGCATCGGCGCATTACTTGCCGTGTTTGTGTTCTTCGGCAGTCACCAGTGAGGCGCATAAACACTTCAGTGCTGCGCCGCCTTCGCCAACCCCAACACCACCTGCCGCCCAGCGGACTCCAAGCCAGACCGGAGCAACAACAATGTCCAAACCTACCGATACCGCGCAATTTCTCGACGACCTCAATGGCGGTGCATTCATCAGCCAAATAGGTCACGCCCTCTCCGAAGTAGCCGCCGGGGTAGTTGATCACGGCAAAGTCGGAAAACTCGTGATCACTCTTGATATCAGCCCGATTGGCCAATCTCACCAGGTAAAAATCAAACATAAGCTGGCCTACAAGGTGCCCACAAAGTACGGCGAGCTTAACGAAAACACCTGCCTCGACACACCGATGCATGTCGGTGCCGGCGGCAGCATCACGATGTTCCCCGAAAAGCACGACCAGCTATTCAATCGAGAAGAAGCACCAATCACCCCGCGCACATAATCCCACTCACAAAGAGTTTTGAACCATGTCCCTCAGCTCAGAAGCAATTCAGTTAATTACCGACACAGCCCTTGTGGCCGCAGGCAAAGCGCTGTTGACCCACACACCAACTGCCATCCTGCCTGAAGGCGCGAAAGTGGTTGATCTGGAAAAGTACCAGGCGGGCCGCAGCCGTTTCCGTGGCGTACTGGCCACCAACTCGCTGGTTGATTTCAGCGCCTACGTCACAGAGCGCGCCATTGAAGGCGCTCGTGGCTTTATCAATCAAGACGACATGACCTGCACACTGATCTTCAACTTGGGCACTGATATTGCACCCGGCCACGCTGATGACCGCGCAGTGCTGCGGCTAAAGCCATCGGCAGGCTACAAGGCAGCTCAAGAAATCCCTGGCCGGGCCATGTCGCAGAAAGACCTCAGCGACTGGATCGAAGACTGGAATGCATCCCTAACAGCTACCGACGAGGCTGGCCAGCCCATGAGCATCGTCAAAGCTATCGCGGCGGTGCGTACCATAACCATCAAAGCGTCATCAGAAAGTGACCATGCCGTCAGCGAAACCCGCACCAGCCGTAGTGCAATGGACCAGATCGAAGCCACCAGTAAAGAGACCTTGCCGGCTGCGCTGGTGTTCTCGGTGGTGCCTTACGAAGGATTGACCGAGCGCAACATCAGCCTGCGTTTGTCCGTTCTCACCAGCGGCGCACAGCCGATGTTAAAACTTCGCTGGGTCGGTGAAGAGGCTCAGCGAGAAGAAATCGCGCAAGAATTCAAGTCAGCTCTTTATGTGCAAGTTGGACAGACAGCCAATTTAAAACTTGGTACTTTCGATACAAAGTAACAAGCAGTTCCTTTAAGCTACCACGCAAATAACCACACAATCCACCACTAACTTACTTCATCCAAACCAAGCAGAACACTTTCAAACAACCAAGATAGACGAAAGCTTTATGACCCACCATAACACTCCGACCACCGCCTCTGTGCTTTTCAGAAAACGCGCCGAAACGACAGCTATAGAAATAAAAAACGGCCCAATATAAACAAACATAGACACCGCACAATTTAATTGCGAAAACATCTTTGACAAACCTAAACCTAACTAACCTTTGTGCAGATATGAAAAACAGGGCCACCCACTAGCAGTGGCGGCCCTTTAAGGGAACTATAAATTACAATTTATATTAATCACGGAACAAAAGGAATATCATCCGCCAGCGCACCTTCTTCGACCGCTGGACTCAGAAGCGGATCTGCAGGCTTGGCGGATATAAAAATAGCTGATTTAACTACAGCCAAAAATCCTATGGACGCCTCCAAAATCTTTTCCAGCTCCTTAAAAGTTATTTTCGCCCCATTACTATGCGCGACTTCATGCCTGTTAGAAACCGCATTACCGTAAAGAGTAACCATTTCGTCAGCTACGTTAGCATTAAGATATTCTTTAGCTTCCACGCTAAAAAAACCTAAAAAACCTGACACTTCAGCCTTACCTACACTCCTTAAACATTTCTTGCCAGTAGTAATGGCAAAGTTCTTAAGGTCATTATCTGCAGACGCCTCCAACCTCGACTCTAGTATCTGATATATCGACTGCTGAATTTCAGCACAAAGTATCACCAAAACATGCTGTGTAAGATACGACTCGATTGATGTATTCCAAGCATCCGAAGCTTCCAGATGCGTTCTACAGTCAACTAAGGCAACACTCGTTCTCAAAAGCTCCATGCTCAGCCCCTGATATATTTAAAGGCTTTAGTGAAACGTAGCATGAGTGTTTTAGAGTCACTAGTATTTATTGTCGCTGCCGCTATATACGATGAATCAGAAAGAAGCGCGAGGTACCGTTCGCCAATATCATCAGGGATAACATCTAAACTTGCCACAGCTGAAAATACTGAGTCTAATACCGCATAATTCATAGGGCCGCGTATATGAAATGGCTTTTCGCCAAAATGCTGCACAATAGCATCTACAGTTCTTGAAAAATCAGCCTCAACCCTTGCTAAAAATGACACTCTATCTGAATCAGACATGCGATTAACATGAGAAACAAAGCTGTTTAAAAACGTCTTCATCGGTTTCTCATAAGCATTCCAGCGGTACTGCAAAGAAATAAGCCGCAAAACTAATTCAGTATCCCGCAACCGCTTATCAAGAAGCGGTTTCGAGAGAATTATCCGCCATGATGAATTCTCATTAAGCCGTTCTAGGAACCCTATAAACTCGCCATAATAAACACAGCGCCTAATCTCCATTGCATTAAGGTTTATACCGCCAGTATTAAGCCTTTCAAATATTCGATAAATACTTGAATCATCAGCAGGATCTAGCTGCTGAATAACAGTTGCTCTTAAGACAGTGTCATCAAGAAGATACCTATCCCCCTCATCAAGCTCATCATAGGTTTTATTATTCCATTTCGAATGAACATTGGTTAATCGGAAAATCTTCTCATCAAAGCGATTATTAAAAAATCTTATTGCCGACATTATACGTTGCTGGCCGTCAACGATAGAAAGCTTATTAGAATTCCTAACCTTATATAGAAATACTCCAGGAACTGGCAACCCCAACAAAAAAGACTCAATAAGCTTACTTGCCTTCCTTTGATCCCAAACATAATTCCTTTGGAACTCAGGTATCACTAGCTGCTCTGTTTTATTCTTATCCAAATAACCGCGAAGAGTAATATCAGCAGGATAATTAGAAATTTGATACACAGTAGACTCAATCTCGTCATCTGCATCCTCTAACTTTTCCACATCCCAATCATCATTTTCCATATTTAAACCCCCTTCCATAAAGGCGATGTGATATCACGACAAGCCTGAATCTGCAAGAACCTATCCACACCCTATCGCATTCTCACCCCAATCCAAGTTCAACAATTATCGGGGCATAGGAAAACTCATGCCCACAAAACCAGCCCCCCTCATAAATATCTCAGCGCCCCACCCGGGGAAAGGAATCAGACATGGCTAAAGTCATTGCTCAGATCACTGCTCGCCTCCCTCGTTTGATGGAGGTCAGCGAGTACCGAAAATTACGTTACGCCGGCGGCAAGCCCAGCGTGCAACAACTAAAGAAATGGATAGAGGACGGCGAAGTGTTGGGAGAGGTAAAAGGCGGAATGTATTTTGTAGACCTGCAGGCCGCAATCATGGGCTCGAACGATCCACTGCTCGCTCAGATGCTGGAGCTTGGGTAATGGCTTCCCGGCCTCGCAGCATCAAGAACCGCAAGCTTCCTCCCAACCTCTACCCCAACGGCAAATACTGGCGGTACCGCAATCCCATCACCGGCCTGATGACCAGCATTAACCGCCCGCTGGAAGACGCTATCAAGCTGGCCAGAGCTGCCAACGCAAAGCTGGCCCCTGTGATGGCCGGTGACGGTGAGTTGCTCATGATCCTGACAGGCGATCGCCTGCCCACGATGCGCAACCTGGTCGAACGCTTTGAGGCCGAATGGTTGAAAGATCGCGGCTATGCCGCCCGTACCCTGGTAGAGATCCAGTTCAAGCTTGAGCGCTACCGACAGGACTTGGGAGATCAACTGATCGGCCAGCTCGACGTGCTTACCGTCGCGGAGTACCTGGACGGCTTCAGCAACAACGCTTACACCAAGCACCGCGGCCTGCTTATCCAGATCTTTGCCTTCGCGGTGGCCAAGGGTTTGGCTGAGCGCAACGTGGCCGAGCTGACGCTGATCAAAAAGGAAGCAGAGAAGAAGCGTCAGCGACACACGCTGGCGGGCCTGATGACGATTGTGGACGCGGATACCACACCACTCTGGTTGAAACGCGCCATCCGCCTGGCGCTGGCCAGCCTGCAGCGGCGTGACGATATCGTTTCGTGGCTCAAGTCCGCAGTCGACCTTGAGAACAACACGATCAAGGTTTCGCCCGGTAAGACTCAGGGCTATGACAACCCCATTCACCTGCAGATCAAAATGGGCAAGGCTCTACGAGAGGTTGTGAGCGAATGTCTGCGCTCCCCTGTGGCTTCGCCCTACCTGATTCATTACAGGCCCAAGGCGAGAAGGCGTGAGCAGATAGACGCCAAGGATCACTGGACCTCAGTCACCCCGAACTATCTGAGCAACGAGTTCAGCAAGGCCCGGGACGCGGCGCATGCGTATGACCACATCCCAGCAACTGAGCGGCCCACCTTTCACGAGATACGCGCTTTAGGTGCTTGGTTGTACGAGCAGCAGAACTTCCCGCAGGAATATATCCAGGCGCTGATGGGCCACGCGGACGCGAAGATGACCAAACACTATCAGGATGGGCACACAGAGAAAGGTATCGAGTACCTGGAGGTGGGAGCTGATTTGGCGTTCTGA